AATTCCTGTTTAACTTTCATACTATACTACTCGCTCTTTAGTATCGACCGGCTTGCCAAACGACTCAGCGCTGCATGATAACACCATCGTATATGAATCAATAGCAGCATTGTAGATATGACGTACTGCTGTAATCAAGAACGTAGCCTCCTGTCCGTACAGTAATAGGAACTCTTGATCGTTTTCATATGCAAATGCAGTTGGTTGAGGTACTTTGATCTTTACAGTCTGCCCAACAGTAACATCAGGATCACCAGGGACAGTCACTTCAACAACATGATTGAACAAGTTTTCTTTCTCGTGTAGAGACTCAGGGAGGTTCTTATGTCTCTGCCTAGGGTCAAGTAGTTGATCACCAGGTTTGAATGGCTGCATCTCTTTAAAGTAAGCAGAAGAGTCGACAGGGTAAGTCTCACTGTCCTTCTCATACTGAGTAATCATCATCCGTCTGTGAGCAGCATATGGTTTCTTCCCTTTGATGATGTCGCTGTTTGGACTTACAGTCTTCTCTCCACTGTTGGGAAGGTGAGTCAGGTCGTCAAAGTCTCTCTCGTACTTGAACTCATGTTTGATCTCATCAGATCCTGCAATCGGATGCATTTTGAATCGTTTCAGTATCGGATCGATGATATTCACTTCATTTAGGTATGTTCCTCTGTGAAGACTGTCTAGATCATCAAAGGAATCGACTATCTTAAATGAAAGGATTGTCTCTCCAGGGAAGGTATTTTCGCCTTTTTCCAATTGTTTCTTATCTTGAGGAACTCCAAGAAAAAATTCTCGTACAGGTCCCTTCTCCATCAAATGAGAGATTGGAACAAAGTTATATTGTTTATGGTCCTCAAAAAAAACATAATTTGATGGGTGTTTGTACGATTTAGCCTGTGTACTCTTCGATTCTGCCGCTAAAAAATTTATTAACTGCAAAGGATTTTGTCCTGAGCTGACTCTCGTGTAAGTATTTTCTGTTGGAACTGGAGTGACTAATGCCTTCTGTCCCTTACCTCCTCCGGTAGGAAGACCGAGATAATTTGTACAGACATCGTCAATTATTTCATGAGGCTTCTTTTGAATGTATGGCTTATACAAATACTCAAAAGAATTTCTATATCCTGGTAAAGAAATTCCATGAAGGACCATACTGTGAGCTCTTGCTCTATCTAATGATCTTCCTGATACTTTGTACACTTTAAAGATTTGAGTGTATGGATCGTATCCCCGTAAGAGGTATGTATATGTCAGTGTCTCATCTCCTACAATAGGAAACTTATCCATCAAGCCAATAGCATCTGACAATACGACTTCCATTCTCATAAAGCCAGAGAACATATCCTCGTACATATTGATCTCAGCTACAAGTAAGCTAAGCTCTAATGCTGCTGAAGCAATAGGAGATGTTAAGGCGAGAGTGTAAGACTGATCAATGCCTTCAGGATGATGATTCTGAGTCATATAATATTATGTCCGAGATTTGGTAACGATATCTCTATAAGTCGTAAGCAATCCTTGAATGTATCTCTTATCAAGTATCTTAATACGTGAGCGAGCTTCATTGAGCTCAAGCTCATAGGTATACTTATCGATAGCACGACGACTGGTTGGATTAGTCAGATCGTATGTCTCTTTATCAACTACGACTGTCTTCTCAGGAATGATCGTACCATCAAAGTATACTTGCGCCTCTCTCAATATCTTTTCGTATTGGTGATGAGTCCGTTTGGCTGCTTCCAATGATCCGTACTTCTTTCTCATGTATCTTTCAAAGGAACGATCATCAAGTGGCCATTCGAACTGAGGGTCAATGATGTTGTTAGTGAGAAGGATTACCCAATCTAAATTAGCATCTTCATAATACTTATACGCGATGATGTCAGGACGCTCACCGTCCTGTACATTGTACTCATACATGATCGCACTCTTGTCTCGCAAAAGTTCATTGATCTTAAATCGAAGAGTAATGTTGGTGAGAGTGAGAGGCTTACCGTTCTTCTTCAGATCGTACGATACGGTTGGCCATCTATCAAACATATTAGACATTATCGACCCTGCCCTATCTCGTCTTTAGTGAGGATGTCTAACTCTGTGAACTGTAAAGACATTGAAACAGATACTGGAGCTCCATTCTCATGGAAGTATGATGCTCCGTCTGGTGTGTAGTCAATGTTAAAGCTAGACAGTACTGAGTTACCAACCTTAAACAAGAACTCATCTTGTGGGAACGAGATTACAAATTCATCCGGATACTGAAAGAATGCTAGTCCTTGAGTAGTAGGGTGCATTGCCTTCTTGAATTCTTTGATAATAGATTTTAATGAACTAGACTCTCCAGCATCTCTAGCAGCAAACTTATAGTTAAATGTATGAGTCCTAAAGTTCATTCCTTCAAACAAGACTGCTAGGTGTGGGTTGACTGCAAGACCAGCTCCTCTTAAAGCACCAACACCAATACCAGCCAATGCAGCAGTACCTAAACCAGTTAAAGGTCCTCCAATAGCAGCTCCTATCAAGCCAGCTACTTCTTGACTTGCACTAGCAGCAATAGCTTTAGCTTGCTCAGTAAGTGTATTAACACCACTTTCTTTTACATCCTTGATTGCCTGAGTAACGTCTGCTCCCGAACCAACTATTCTTTGCGCTTCTGATCCAAGTACTCCAAGTCCTTGTTGACTATACACAGCACCATAACCAGTTGATAGGTTAGCTGGAATAGGAAGTGCTATCAATGCTCCATCCTTACTAAGTGTTCCAACTCTTTGCTTTTCTCTGTCTCTTGTTTTTATTTGAAAGTTAACCGCCCTAGATCCTAAGTCACTAGGAAACTTAAATCCAGCACTACTAGATATAGTATCGCTTAAAGGAGCCAGAGCTTCCTCAGCTGTATCAGATATTTCGTCGAATAATGCTCCGAAGCCGCTCATATCTTATCCTAAATAGTTTAATGAGAACACATAAGGGATACTATAAACCACGCAATCCTAACAAGTACAAAGGTGATCCCGATTGTATTATTTATCGCTCTAGTTGGGAAAGGATGTTCATGGTTTATTGTGATAACAACCCAAATGTNTTGGAATGGTGTAGTGAGGAAGTGATTATNCCATACAGATCACCATTAGATGGTAGACTTCACAGATACTATCCAGACTTCCTTATNAAGGTACGCACTGCTAGAGGTGCTACCGATACTATACTTATCGAAGTAAAACCATACGCTCAGACTCAACCACCTACTGTCCGTAGTCGTAAGACTAAAAAGTACATTAATGAGGTTGCAACGTACGGCATTAACGAGGCTAAGTGGAGAGCTGCAAAGGAATATTGTAGAGATAGAAAGTGGAAATTTGAGATACTAACTGAAAAGAACCTATTTCCCGATAAGTGATGCCTTATAACCCTTTGCAGGACGTCCAGCACATAGGTTACCTTGATTGACATTGTTCTCACGACAGAACTTATTAAGATTGGTTATTTTGTGTTGAGAACCATCAGGAAAGGTTACTAGATAGGTTTTGGCTCTTCGTTCTGCATTTGTCGCGTTACCCTTCTTTAAGGATTCGACTAACCTCTTTTTTGCTTCTGGGTTATTATCAAGGTATCGTTTGCGACCAATGGACTTCTTTTTCTTGTCCTGTTCGGTTAGGTGCTTACCTTTATTCCAAGGCTCGTGTCCGACAACACGAACACCTTTCAGCTCTTTGGTAGGAATGTTATACAATATGATAGGGTCATCAAGACCAATACAACCTAATGCATTAGTAAGAGAAGTTGTGTCCCACTTCCTGTCTTCGGTATAAATAGTACTCATAAGGATATTTATAAGGAACAGCCGTGGTCGCCTATGTCTTTGACAGAATCATTGCACAGGGTGCTCGTGCAGGACAGATACCTGCGCGTACTCAACAAGCACGCAACTGGTTCAGAGACAAAGCATCTAACACTCGTACTCAGCCTGGTAGACTCATATCTAGTAGTGACAACTACGTTGGTAAGCCAGAAGTAGGTGGTATGTTTCTATTTGGTTATGATCCAAAGCACAAGAAGACTCTACCATACTACGATAGGTTTCCGTTAGTCATTCCAGTAGATGAAGCAGAAGGTGGCTTTGTTGGTCTTAACATGCACTATCTTCCTCTCAGGCAGAGAGCAGTACTAATGGATGCTCTTTACAAGACAGTATCAGATCAGAGATATAATGAGAAGACCAAGATGCGTATCAACTATAATGTACTAAAGAGTGCATCTAGGTTCAAGTCATTCAAGCCAACATTCAAGAAGTACCTTGCTAGTAACGTACGTACAAGGTTTGTAAAGATAGAGCCAGTAGAGTGGGACATCGCTCTTTTTCTTCCTCTACAACGGTTTGAGAAGGCCTCTGCTGCACGTATACATAGAGACTCACTAGGAGCACTACAGTAATGGCTTTTAGGTTAGACGAGATTAGAGGCAACCTGAGACAAGGTGTTGCCAGAACATCACACTATGAGATGATCATAGAAGGCAATAGAGATATTACCTTTCGAACGATTAGCATCTCTGCTCCTGGACGATCAATTGGTGCTGCTCCATCTGGAGTGTACGGTGCTATTCAAGAGATAGGTCACAGTGCAATCTATGCTCCTGTAAGTGCTCAGCTGTACTGCAGACCAGACCATACAGAGAGAAAATACTTTGCTGAGTGGCAAGACAAGATCATCGGTCCAGCTAGAATTGCTGGAGGTGCTGAGTCATCGTTTGATGTTGGTTACTACAGAGATTATGTTAAAGACGTAACCATAAAGCAGTACAATGAGAAAGGTGATAAGGAAAACGAGATAAAGCTGATTGAAGCATATCCACGAACACTAGGTGAGCTTAACTACACCTACCAAACTAATGAACTGTTAACATTTACAGTATCACTACAATACAGATACTATGAAGAGAAATAAATTATGGCACTTCCGATATTAAATACTCCTGAATTTGAAACTACTATTCCATCTACTAATCAGAAGATCACTTTTCGTCCTTTCTTAGTAAAGGAAGAAAAAATACTGTTCATGGCATTGCAAGGTAATGATCCTTCTGAAATGTCTACAGCAGTACAGAGAGTGTTACAAAGCTGTATCACTACTCCTAACGTTGATGTTAACTCGTTTGCAACATTTGATCTCGAGTATCTGTTCTTAAAGCTAAGAGCAAAGTCAGTGGGTGAGGTAATCGAGCTCAGACTAAAACACAGTCAAGGTGAATGCAATCACGTACACCAACATGCCCTTAACATAGAAGACATTGAGGTTACATTTCCGGATGATCTAGACAATAAGATACAGATAACAGATCAGGTTGGAATCGTATTAAAGTATCCATCAGTACAACTAGCTGCCATGATACCAGCTGGTAACGATATGGAATCAATGATGGACATGGTAGCTGGATGTGTTGACATGGTATATGACAGTGACAATGTGTATGAGGACTTCTCAAAGGAAGAGATTAAGACCTTTCTCGAGAGTCTAAATGGAACTCAGTTTGCTAAGATCAGAGACTTCTTTAAAAGAGTCCCTAAGCTATCACACAGTATTGAATGGAATTGCCCTAAGTGTGAGCAGTCAGAAAAGATTCACCTGGAGGGTCTCGCTAGTTTTTTTATGTAGCGCTCGGGTATGATAACCTTATGAATCACTATAGGGTTAACTTTGCACTAATGCAGTACCACAAATATACTTTGAGCGATCTTGAAATGATGGTACCATTTGAGAGACAAATCTACGTTGCTATGCTTATCGAACATCTGGAACAAGAAAGACAAAGACTAGAGAACAAGCAATGACAGAAGAAGCTACACAAGCAGCAAAAGAAACAGCACGACAGCTACTGTATCTTATTGAAGTAGTTAAGATGGATGCTGACCTTCAGGCAGAACACATTGAAAGATTGTCTCTCGACCCTGTCGCTGATCTCACAGAATCAGTAGAAGACGAGACTATCCAGCATTCGGATATGTTGGAAGATATTAGTAACGAGTTGGTAGACATCAATCGTAACCTGGTACAGTTTTTTCGAGACGAACAAGATCGATTTCAGATTCAACAGGACATGGATGATGAACAGTACTTCAGGACACTTGAGGCATTAAGAGAGGCTAGACAAAATCAAACACCTGGTGGTGCAGTTCCTTTACAGTCAGAAGCTGGAGCAGAAGCTGGCATCAGTCCTACACTAGCTATTGGAGGAGGTGCTGTTGCTGGTGCAGTTGGTGCTGCTGCAGTTACAGCAGCTACTA